AAACGTAATCAGGTTCAGTTTGGCGGTGACGGCAGCACGACTGCGTTTACCGTCAACTTCCCATACACTGAACTAGACCAGGTCAAGGTCTTCCTAGACACCACCGAGCAGACCCGCACCACGCATTTCACGCTGACTGATCCAGGTGCTACCGGCACGGTCACCTTTTTGAGTGCGCCTGCTTCAGGGAAGCTGGTGACGATCAAGCGGGAAACGGATTACCTGCAGGCGATTGATTACGTCAACAACGACGCGCTGGACGCAGAAACGCTGGAGAAGGCGTTCGATAAATTGACGATGATGTGCCAGCAATTGGACGTGAAGATTGAAAAGTCGATAGGCTTTGAAGAGACGGTCAGCGAGGTGGACACCACCAGTCTGAAACTTGCGGCAGGCACCGCCGATCTGGCAGGCAAGCTCCTCGCCTTTGACAGCACTGGCGCCTTTGTGACCACGCAAGAAATTGGCACGTTCAAGGGTAGCGATACCACGACTACCACAGCGGCTTATGTGGTGCGGGACCTGATCCGCGACTCCAGTAACGACAACGTCTACTTCACCAAGCAGGATGCTCCGAGTGGCACGCTGCTGACCAACACCAGCTACTTTGAACTGCTGGTAGATGTCGCCACTGTGCGCCAACTGAAGGTCGATGCAGAGGCGGCCAAGACAGACGCAGAAACGGCACAAACTGGAGCAGAAGCTGCGCTAGCCAGTTTCGAAGGTCAGTTCAAGACCGGCGCAACCAATCCGTACAGCGGCACACCGGACAATGGTGACCTCTGGTACGACACCGCCAACAACATTCTAAAATACTACGTCACCGGCACAGGCTTTGAGCCCGTGACCACCAGCCTCGCCACCGTCACCGACAACTACCTGACCATCTCCAACCAGGTCATCACTGCAGGCACAGTACCGATTTCGTTGGGCGGTACCGGCGGAACTTCTGCCAGTGAAGCCAGAACGCTTTTGGGCGTCAGCATATCCAGCGATGTCCAGGCTTATGATGTTGGGCTACAGTCAATCAGCGGGCTCACCACGGCTGCTAACAAGATGATCTACACGACGGCTAGCGACACCTACGCCGTCACGGACCTCACCGCTTTTGCCAGGACGATCCTAGATGATGCGGATGCGGCTACCGTCAGAACCACATTGGGGCTAGACAGCGCAGCGACCACACCTTCCAGTGACTACGCTACTGCCGCTCAAGGCGCACTGGCAGACAGTGCCACCCAACCAGGTGACAACGCCACGACCTTGAACGTAAGCGCTACCGATAAGCTGCTAGGTCGCTCCACGGCGGGTGCTGGTTCTGTCGAAGAGATCACGCTGACCAGCGCCGGTAGAGCCCTACTCGACGATGCGGATGCCGCAGCACAGCGCACCACACTTGGGCTAGGTACCGCCGCTCTGTCCGCTTCTGGTGACTTTGAAACCGCAGGGGCCGTCAGCACTCACGCGGCTCTGACCAGTAGCGTACATGGCATCAGCAGCTTTGGCGCTACCCTAGTCGATGACGCAGATGCTGCAGCAGCAAGGACTACATTAGGTCTTGGTACGGCTGCAACGACAGCAGCAACCAACTACGCCACAAGTGCCCAAGGTACTACTGCAGACAGTGCTTTACAAGATTTGGTCAGCGATACGACACCGCAACTCGGTGGGAATCTAGATGTCAACGGCAACAGTATTGTCAGCGCTTCTGCTGGAAACATCAGTATTACTCCCGATACTACGGGCAAGATCATCCTGGACGGGCTTTCGTGGCCCACTGCTGACGGGACAACCGACCAGGTATTAAAGACCGATGGCGCTGGGAATCTGAGCTTTGTCAATCAAAGTGCTTTAGTGGTTGGCACTGCAAACTACATCGAACACAGCAGTACCGTTTCTGACTCACTAGCAATTAGTGCTGGGACCAATCGGATGTATATTGCAAACACAACCTTTTCGGGTAGCGGAACGATGGGAGGCTATTTAGTGATTAGTCACGGCTATGCAAATTTTACTGGTGCGTCTGCACTCAATGTAACAGGCACTCTTAACGTAGTGGGTTAAATATGGCAGGTGAAATTCAATTAAACAGCACCACGATGGCAACCGAGTCATCTGGTAGCATTACAGCAGAACTGGACACGATCAGGCCGAATACGACCAACGGCAGTCTGACACTGCAGGGAGATAGTTCTAATGCTGGCGTGACGGGATTGACGATTGATTCCAGTGGCAATGCTACGTTTGCTCAGACGATTTCGGGAGGGACACTAGGCAGTTCGGTTGTGTTCCCTGCTGGGCATATTATAAATATTTGGTCTGCAACCAGAGCTACGCAGTACGATCATACAGCAGGTGCGACTTGGACAACAGTATCAGACTTATCCATCCCAATTACGATTGGATCTGGAAATAAAGTTTTAATAATGGCCTCATTGCAGATCAGTGCATCTCTTTTTGATGGTCGAAGAGCACTGTATAGGATTGTGCGTAACACTCCATCTGATCCAACTGAAATTGCTGTTTCAACAGATAAGACTTATAATGGGTCAGGTGGTACTCTGTCTAGCAGTGCTTCTAATGGTGGCCCATTCGCTACTGTTTTTCTGGACACTCCATCAGCTACATCTGTTACATATTCTGTTCAGTTGGCTAATTTTGATGGTGTCACAACCTATTTAAATAGGTTCATTGCTAATGCTGGCGCATTTTCTAGTTTCACTCTTCTTGAGATACAACAATGATTACACTGAGTGATACCTTAGTTCACTATTACCAAGACAAAAAATGGATTTTAGATGGGCCAGACTACACTGGTTTGACTTGGATTAGTGATGATTGTGAAAAGCCAACAGAAAATGAATTAAATCTAAAGAAAGCAGAACTCCAAGCAGCAGAACCAATGAGATTGTTAAGAGTAGAAAGAGATAGACTTATTGCTAAAACCGATTGGCGTTTCCGCAGTGACCTAACCCCATCTCAAGCATGGATTGACTACTGCCAAACCCTTCGGGATCTCCCAGCCAACTCAACTCCTGCATTGGATGAGAACGGGAACCTAACGGGCATAACGTGGCCCACACCACCAACCGATTAACAAGGCCGAGCAATGCCAACTGAACCGAACTCGATGATAGAAATGTTGCAGAACTTAGGCTTTGGAATGTCATCGTTGGCGTTCAGTGCATGGCTGATAGTCTGGCTTCTGCGCTCATTTGAACGCGAACGGCAAGTCTGGATTGACAAGGACTCTGCCAGCGACCTGCGCGTATCAGACCTACTACGCGAAAATTCACAGCTTCAGCAAGCCACCACCGAAAAGCTAGCCAACCTTCAGGCGGCATCGACACAACAGCTACTAGCCGTCCACGAAAAACTAAACACGACCTTGACCGCAATGACGGTAGCGATTTCAGAGTTGAAGCAGACGATTGAAAAATCTGAAGCAGTACGGTCCAGATGAAAACGCTACTCGCCCTGCTACTCCCCGCCACTGTTTATGCGGCAGAGCCTGCCGAGCTGGATTACAAAACTGGATTCATTTGGCAGTGGGTGACGGGCTGCGCTCAGATCATGAGCCCCCAGTTTGAAGCGCAGGGGATGCCCCCGAACTTCGCCGTTAATTGGGCGGTCCAGGGCTGTAGCTGTGTCATTGACCACTTCCGGCGAGACTATCCGTTTGATGAGGTTCTTACGTTGCCCGTCGAGGAGCGGCAACGGGTAGGGACGATTTACGCAACCATGTGCGGCAAAGGAGAGATCACGTTATGAGCGACACCGTCGAATGTTCTAAGCACTTCAGCCGCGATGAACTCAAGTGCAGCTTTGCGCCAGACGCGCCTGTGCTGATGGACGCCTTTTTCATGGAAAAGCTGGAAGAGCTGCGAGAAGAGTGGGGGCGACCCATGCGTCTCAGCAGCGCGTACAGAACAGAAGATCACCCGCGCGAACGCACCAAACCACTAAAGTATGACCATCTCGGCAACCCGCTACCGCGTGGTGGTATGCACGCCCGTGGCAGGGCTGTAGATGTTTTGATTGCAGGCGCAGATGCTGTTGAGTTTTTGCGGTTAGCGCTCAAGTATTTTTCAGGTGTGGGCCTAAGTCAGAAGGACAAAGATTGGTCAAATCGTTTCTGCCATCTTGATGACCGCACCAATCCTGCTATCTGGACGTACTGATGGAACTATTTAACGCGATTGTAGATTCAGGCGGGCTGGAGTTGATTCTGGCGGCCACAGGCATGGGCGCGGCAATACCGGCCGTTGTTGCCTACAAGCGCATTCGTAAGGCCAAAGAAACCGGCGAAGAGATCAAAAAACGCTTTGGGTTTTTTTAGGCTCTGTTTGTTGACAGTGTTGCCAGTGTATGTGGTGACGTTTTGGCTGCTGATTGAGGCGCTAAGTCACTGATTTTGTTGGTAGCAGAGGGGAGACTTGAACTCCCGACCTTGCGATTATGAATAAGATGATCGCCTAGCCGCTAGCCTGCTTATTGTCTGGGATCACCAGACTGACAACAACACTTGTTGCCAATAGACTGACAACAGCTAGAGCTTATTTACCAGCTCCTGCACCTCCACCTCGCCGACATTCAGATAGCCCAGCGTCGTAGTCAACTGCTGGTGCCTGAGTAGTTTCTGCACTAGGACCGGCGACTCACCCGCAGCTAGTAACTCTGTCGCAACGGTAGCCCGAAAGCCGTGCAGCACCTTTGGCCCTTTCAACCCTAGCTGATCCAGCATCTTCTGAAAGCTGTGACCGGCGCTACTGTAGTCTCGCCAGAACTTCCCACCGCTCCCATCATCACAGACATAGACCTCACCGTCATGGCCTTCTGCGTCCAGAAACTGCCGTAGCGGTTTCGCCACCGGCAAGATCGCATCGCGCCTACCCTTGGTCTGCCAATCGCCTGTGCTTTCCAGCCAGATCCCTTGGGGCAGAATGTGGTCCCACTTCAAGTGGATCAGTTCGCTAGCCCGCATACCTGTGTAGCGGAACAGAAAGAACGCTCTACGCAATACCAGAAAGCGCCGTGAGCCCGTTTCTGTCAGCTTCCGTTCAATGTATCCGCGCATCAGTTCTAGTTGCTCACGGCTCCAGGTTTGCGGTACCACGGTGACAGCCCGCAGTTGTTTCAGTTTGACAGGCTTGGTAATCAGCTCCTCCTCAAAAGCCCAACTGTAGAAGCGATTCACGTTGCGGATGTGGTGGTTGATGGTGCGGTCATTCAGACCACGCGCCCGCTCTTGGGCAATGTAGCGGTCAAGCTGACTGCGCTGATAGTCCTCGAGACAGGGGTTGCCATTGGCCTGTTGCCAGCGCTTCAGACTGTCGTTATAGGTGTAGACCGTTCTAGGGCTGTTGCGGGTTTCACAGTGCGCTAGAAAGCGCTCTACGGCCTTCTGAAAGGTCACCAGCGTGCCTTCGTTCTGTAGCCCTAGCTCCAGGCGTAGCGCTTCCAGGCGGTCAGACAGGATCGCAGTGCGCTCTATTAGCGTTACGCCTTTAAACTCAGCACCTGTGCCTAGCTTCTTGCGTATCCGCTTACCGCCAAC